TTTCCTGATTTCTAGGAAGAGGGTATAGTAGGAAACTAGGAAAAGTTGTATATTGACCTGTATGGCTGGAAAATCCAATCTGTTAAAAACTACAATTGAGCTTACCCAAAAACAAAGAAGCTTTGTTGATATTCTCGTTGCTAATTGGGGAAAGATATCCAAAGTAGATGCAGCAAGACAAGCTGGATACAAATCCACTAAAGCAGACGGTCCGGTAGAAACAGCCAGTCGTTTAACCAATCCAAAATTAAATCCTCACGTATGTCGTTACTTAGAGAAAAGACTATCACAAGAATTACAAATCTACGAAAAAGATAAATTACGAAGTTATAAAAAACTAGAAGACTATGGTGATAGGGCAGCTGGAAAGAGTCAGTACACTGCAGCTATTAACGCTGAATTTAGAAAAGGCCAGATGGCTGGATTTTATGTAGATAGACGGGAAGTAAAACATCTTGGATTGGAGGGCATGTCACGTGAGGCATTGGAACAAAGGTTATCCGAACTGGAAGAAAAAATCGGAGAAGCCAAAAACATTATTAACATTACGCCAGAAACAATTAGTAAGTAGTTCTAATTGGATGACGGTGTTCAATGAGGTACACAACTCTCATTTACTAAGTACGGCAGTAGGTCAAGTAACAATTAGAACACATGATAAAAAGAAAATTTATAAACAAAAAAGCAAAGAGAGAGATAGATAGATATCCTCTTGTCTCGATAAAGTGGGCTGATGTTGTATCTGATTCTGCCTGGAATTCACTTCCTGCTATCGCAAAAGCAAAACTTCCTGTGTGTGTTACGAAGGGACATCTTTTTACTCAAAAAAATGGAATTACTAGAGTCTTTGGTGATTTTGTCCTCAAGAATGAAGAGACAGGGGAAATTGATGAAATAGGTAATGCTACCCTTATTCCCAATTGTTTAATTACAGAAATGAAGAAAATAAAAGATTGACTTCTATCCCATCATATCTTATATGTATTTCAGGAGGAATATATATATGGATAAATTACTAGATAAAATAACAGCGTCCATTAAGAACTTACAATGGGAATATGATCGATTAGGATCAGATGGTCAAAAAGAATATGATCATTTAGTTGCTACTTGGAATAAGTTCTTAAAGAGTAAAGCTGTGTTAATTGAAACACCAGCTGTGGTGACTAAGGATTATGGCATCAGCGCATGAAGACACTAGACCTATTTAGTGGGATTGGTGGTTTTTCAGTTGGTCTTGAACAGGTAGGTTTTAAAACAGTTGCTTTCTGCGAAATTGATAAATATTGTAGATTGATTTTGCAGAAGCATTGGAAAGATATTAAAATTTATAATGATATTAAAGAAATTACAAAAGAAAGATTCAAAGCAGACAACATTCAATTTCCAGAAGTCATCACAGGAGGATTTCCATGTCAACCCTTTAGCGTTGCAGGAAAAAAACATGGAACTTCAGACAACAGATATCTCTGGCCAGAAATGTTTAGAGTCATCAAAGAATTTAAGCCCCGTTGGATTATTGCAGAAAATGTGCGAGGCATTGTTAACATCCAAGACGGCGTGGTATTCGAACGTGTGTGTACTGACTTGGAAAGTGAAGGCTACGAAGTTCAACCGTTTAATATACCAGCTTCAGCAGTCGGCGCTCCCCACAAAAGAGAAAGAATTTGGTTTGTGGGCTACTCCAAACACAATGGATCATCTACCTCCGAGATCGAAAGAAGGAACTTTGAAGTTGATGAGAGGCCATCGCAAAGGCAGAACGAAACCTTGCAATCTAAGAGAGCAAGTGGATTCAACAACGATGAAGATGTGGAGAACTCCCGACGCAGTATCAGGGGGAAGCAATTTACCAGGAATAAAGAAAGCATTGGATCAAGGACATTTGAAAAGACCAAGTGGTCAACAGATTCAGATTCGTTTGTACGACCAGGTGAGAGAAAAAAGATTATGGCCAACACCGAGAGCTTCGGGAGCAATGGCAGAGAAATCGAGCAATCTAAAAAAGAGAGTGGAGAGAAGAGGATTTTTGGGAGCGAAACTGGAAGAGTCAGTAGCAATATGGCCAACACCAACAGCGACCGAAAGAAGTGGAATCAATCCGAAAACAGGCAAGGGAGCAGGATTAAGCAAGACAATTGGTGGAACATTGAACCCAATGTGGGTAGAGTGGCTGATGGGGTACAAGGCAGGGTACACCGACTTAGAGGATTGGGAAATTCTATTGTCCCGAAAATCGCAGAAGAAATAGGCAGAGCGATATTGAAAATTGAAAGTTAAAATGTTAAACCTTGACTTGATTAGTCATGGCTCAAAAACGTGAATCTAAACTCTGGAAAAGAATAAGAAATCTAAATCTTAAAGCCTATATTTTTCGTGTAGAATCTAAGACAATTAATGGAATACCCGATGTTTTTTGTGCTATGAATGGGAAGGTATTTTGGGTGGAATTAAAATCAAATGATCTCAAGAATTATGGCATTTCTAAGTGGCAAATTAATTGGCATATCAAGTATCAACAGCATGGTGGAAAATCATTTATCCTGGCCTCGGGGGTCAAGGAAAGAGGCCTTAAACTTCTGAGAGTTAAAGCATCGAGAACCGTTAGCCTCGTTGCTCGTTCCTCGGATGATGCCTCGGGTCTCGTTAAACTATTAAACCGATGCGCATCCTGCTGAACCGGGGATCCAGAGCCCTGTCTCGCGCCTCTACGTTCCACGTTCCACGTTCGACGTTTCATTAAAAATTAAGATCACCTTCCTGCATCCCGTGCGGGACGGCAGGTGACTCCGGTGATTGCTCGTTCCACGTTGCACGTTTGACAGTAGGCGCGACTTTTTAAACATTTAGGAGCTGGTGAACCGGCGTAAGCTGCTGGACACCTGTGCTTCAGAGAGATACAAGATTCGTGGGGCGTGGGCAAATAATTTTTCCTTTCTGGCTCACGCCTCGTTCTACGTTTCACGTTGGACGGTCGGCGTGTCTTTAAACATTTAGGAGCTGGGATACCGGGGCCCTGCTGGACGCTGAAAATAAGGGCTTGACTTTTATCCCATCTGGTCTTATGTAATGACCCGAAAGGAAAATTATGTTATTAAATTATAATCACCAGCACAAGATGCTGAAGAGTTGGAAACATGGTTGGATGACAGCCTTGTTGCATCTCGCACCCTATCGCTTGAGTGGGCGCAACGTTTGCCCTAAAGCTTCAGCAGCATGCGCTGAGGCCTGTCTTAATACTGCAGGGCGTGGGCAAATGAACTGCGTTCAACGTGCCAGGATAAAGAAAACAAATTACTTTTTTAAAAACAGATCAGGATTCCTGTGGCAGCTAAGCCGTGAGATAGAGATGCTCAAGAAACGAGTGACACGGAAAGGGTATAAATTCGCTGTACGTTTAAATGGCACGTCAGACCTGAGCTGGGAAAAATTCAAGTTACTGGATGGGCAGAGTCTGCAGGATCTCCATTCTGATGTACAGTTCTATGACTACACAAAAATATTAAACAGGTTGAGCGCATTGCCTTCTAATTATCATATGACGTTTAGCTATTCTGGGACGAATCAGGAGGAATGCATCGAGGCAGCAGATCGTGGGTTCAACGTTGCCACCGTTTTTCGGGGCTCGCTCCCTCGCAAATGGCTCGGGATGCGTGTGATCAATGGCGATGAGCACGACCTTCGGTTTCAAGATCCGGCAGGTGTCGTCGTTGGACTCGTTGCGAAAGGAAAAGCTAGGAAGCAAATGTCTTCCTTTGTGGTGGAAGCAGCTTGATCTGGGGACTCGGTTTACTTGCCGTCTTTCTTGTGTGCTGTTATCCTCGATTTTTTGCAGCGTCCTTCGTGATTCTTATGGAATGGTTTGCCAGAATCTGATGCCTCGTTCCACGCCCGACGTCTCGGCTGCCGTTGTTCTTTAAATTTTTTTACCCAGATGGGTAGAACCTGCACGGGCGGGGACGGCGGTGCTTCGGGAAAATTTAGGACTTGATTGTTTTCGCCTTATCTTATATAGATGGGATAACAAAGGAGTTACATTATGGGTATGGACGTCTATGGATTAAATCCTACAATCCACGCAGAAATGAAAGAACCTAAACGACCAAAGAATATGCACAATGGAGCGTCTCGCAAAGTTGTAGATAAATTCTTTGAAGAGCAGGAAGCATATCAAGACAAGAACGCAGGTGTCTACTTCAGAAATAATTGCTGGTGGTGGCGACCTCTCGCTAATTTAATCATTGAGAAAAATGATTGGTTGACATCGGAACAGCAGGAACACCTGCATAATAATTCTGGCTTTGAGTTCTCGGAATATGAAGCGTTGGAAATTGCCAAGACGCTACGCTCTACGTTACGCTCTGGGGAAGCTAAAGAAGTTCAGAAAAAGAATAAGGAAGAGCGTCGGACTGCTTCTCAATGGAATAAAGGATTGGCAAAGCAAGAGGCTACGTTGAGAAAGAAAGCTGAAAAGGTAACAGGTAATAAAAATATTGCACCTGTGGACTACCCTGCTGACCTCAAAAAGAAATGGGACGAACTCTCGGAACAAAGAGATTGGAAAGAGAGTTATCCATTTGAAATTGAGAATGTAAAACGATTCATTAGATTCCTGCGTGAGTGTGGGGGTTTCAAAGTTTGCTAGTGAATTTCTACGTTGCACGTTCTACGTGCAACGTGGTGCGTGTGGTTAAATGTTAAACATCAGAGGGGTGGCACATCAGTTGGGTGAGGTGGTATTTGGAGTACAACCTAGAGTTGTGTGAATAATTATAATCTTATTTCTTTACATCTATATGGGAGTATGATTTAAGAGGTTAGTCTAACAATTAACAAAGGAGTAAGTTATGGCTAAACAAAAAGCACAACAAACTCATAAATTAAGAATAGACAAAAAAGCAAAGATTACTATTCTTAACTATGGGTTAATCAAAGATAATATTAAATCTATGACTAAACAAAGTGGTTTAATCAAAGAGGAAATATTACCATACTTTGAAAAACAAAATGCGATTGTTTTAATTGGTATGGACAATGGTTATGAGGGTTATGCTCAAAGAATAAATAGACAGTCAAAAAGATTTGATATGTCTAAATTCAAAGAGGTTAACCCTAAACTTTATGCACAGTATTTAGTAGATAGTGAAAGTACTGAAATAAAGGTTAGTTTTAAGGTAGTAGATAATGCCAAGAAATAGTCTTATCACACTACTAGGAACTGAACTAACAACAACAAGAGGGAATCAAGTTGAACGACCAACTAATAGACCTATAATTGAAAAGAAAATCAATTATCAAATACTATACAAAATGGTTGAGAGTGCGATTGAAGAAATACTACTTGAATATCCTAACGACCCAGTTGTTGAGGAGTTAAAGAATAAGATTATAACTAATCTTAAACCAGTCCTAAAACAAATAATACCTAACGATTAAATAATAAAACGTGGCAACTAACGTTGCCACGTTGCACGTTCAACGTGCAACAGTTGTTGCTTATCTTAAATATAAACACCACCACCACCACCATCTCCACCATCTCAATCCTGTAATTCAAGCAGCTCATTAAATAATATAGCAATACCAATGCTTATAACCTGAAGCCCGACCAGCACACACGCTTCCTTCTGGCAGCTCACGCACCTTCCACTTGATAGAGGTACCAACATCTAGTACAACATAAAACAAGACCTACTACATGTGGTGCCACGTTCAACTTTTGGTTGTACCGACGTCGGCGAACTTTAAAACGACTTTGACACATGTATAATGGGTCTAAACGATATGGGACTCCTACTGAAAAAATTTTATAAAATTTTAACCTTATGAACCTTGATTTATTAACCACTGAGCAATTAAGAACGAGGGTAGAAAAGACCTGGATAGAACATATTAAGCTTTGCCAAGACAACTTTATGTACTTTGTAAAAGAAGTATGGCCAGAATTTATCTATCGTCAGGCAAAAGACTCTTCAGAATGGGGACATCATCAATTAATTGCTAATGAATTTACTAAAATTTCTGAACAGAAAAAAGGAAGACTTATTGTTAATATGCCGCCCCGTCATACAAAATCAGAATTTGCTTCTATTCATTTTCCAGCTTGGTTAATTGGAAGAAATCCAAAAATGAAACTTATGCAAATATCACACAACACAGAACTTGCAACTCGATTCGGAAGCAAAGTAAGAAATTTATTAGCTTCTCCAGAGTATGCACAAATCTTTGGAGATGTTAGACTACGAGAAGATGCCAAGGCTAAAGG